CTTCCGGTAAAACATTTGGCGAACTACGGCAGCCAGTGAGCGATAAAGTTAGAGCTGCAGCAAAGAGGATTTTTCCTGATGCCGATGATAGCTTTATAAAGCGTAATTACAACGATATCAGCTTTATCGCCGACGTCGAACGAAAATGTGCTGAATGTATTAACACTGTTGATTGCCCATACAGCGGACATCAACCGTTTTTGAGAGTAGACAAAGAAAGCGGATTTACTTATGTGGTTGCTGATCGTGAGCGGTGTTATAAATATCATCCGTTAGTGCCTGATGTAGTACCAAAACGGTCAACCCGTCGTCAAGGTGAATTAGCTAAAGTTTAAAGGAGCGGTAACTATGAAAATAAGTGCAAAAAAATTACAGGAGATTATAAAAAGTCACGGTAGATGGTTGCGAAACGAAGAAGGAGGGGAACGTGCAAACCTCAGCGGTGCAGACCTCAGCAGTGCAGACCTCAGCAGTGCAGACCTCAGCGGTGCATACCTCAGCGGTGCAGACCTCAGCAGTGCAAACCTCCGCGGTGCATACCTCAGCAGTGCAGACCTCAGCGGTGCAGACCTCAGCAGTGCAAACCTCAGCGGTGCAGACCTAGACAAAACATATTATCAAGTTGTTAGAATTGGCAGTCGCCGAGGAACAACTACTTATTGCGTAGATGACGACAATGTCCTGTGCGGATGCTGGAATAACTACAAAGGTGGTACGCTAGAAGAATTTAAAACTCTTGTAGAGAGTGTATACGGACGTGAAGGTAATAATCCTAACGAGCAATATTACGATGAGTATATGGCGGCAATCACATTCTTTGCGGCAATGAAGGAGATGAAATAATGAAAATTAAAGCAACAACACCATGTTATAAATTCAGGGACGCAACACCGGAAGAGCAGATTGCAAAAATCAAAGAAGAACTGGCTGAGGTAGAAGCTGCTTACACAGAGTTTAAAAAAGTGTTGGCAGAAGATAAGCTGCTGGCGTTGATGATGGAGATTATCGACGTTAAGGCTTGCTGTAACACGTTTGTTTACCAGCTGCGGAAGAATCATGCTTTGGCTTTTTTGGCTTATGCCAAAGCTAAGCGAGAAGTCATAAATAAAAATCTTGCAAGAGGGTACTACTTTACACCAGAAGATATTGACAATCTGAACACTAATAAGTCAGAACCGTTTTGAGGTGAGATTATGAATTGCGATATATGCCATAAGGATACAACAGCGGGTAGTCATGTAACCAGAGGCCGATATTTTGAGGTGCATATTTGCCCGAGCTGCTTGATGTGGTCCGATGATACACGGGCCGTGAAGGCACGGGAGACAATTCAAAACTTCAAGAATTTGAGATTTTTGGAAGATATTAGTATAAGTCATGAAGGGACTGAAGCACAATGACTAAGCGTGAAACAGTATACACATTATTATTTATCTTTGCTGCAGGTTTCCTATGGCAGCTCGGTTGTGCTTTAGCTGAGGTTTTTGTAGAGTGGCAGATCTGGCGATAAGTTAAAACGGCCGCGCATACTAACTATATACAAGCATAAAGGGAAGTATACCCCTGCGGAGGTGATTAGCCCGTAGGGGGCGGCCTTTTAAATATAAGGAGTTGGAAATATGACGAGAACAAGAATACTTGACGCTTGTTGTGGCAGTAGAATGTTTTGGTATGATCGAGATAATAAATACACAGTTTATCAGGATAACAGAGAATTGGATACGACGCTATGTGATGGGCGGAAACTGGAAATTACTCCTGGACTTTTTGGCGATTTTAGAAAAATGATATATGCAGACAATTACTTTGATTTAGTGGTTTTTGATCCGCCCCACTTGGTTAGAGCTGGTAAAACGTCGTGGCTGGCGCAGAAATATGGGGTGTTGGATGGAAACTGGAAAGCTGATATTAAAGCAGGATTTGCAGAGTGTTTTAGAGTGCTGCGGCCATTTGGAACGTTGGTTTTTAAGTGGAATACAGAGCAGATACCATTTAGCGAGGTTATAAAACTTGCACCGGAACAGCCGCTATTTGGGGATAAAAGAGTTAATACTCGTTGGGTTGTGTTTTGCAAAGGTGCTAGAGCCAGTGACAGAGTTACTGATTAATATAAGTTTGGAGTGGTAAACTATGAAACCAATAAATATAAAAAATATGATGGCGTTAATCGAAAAAGAACCGGATGATCAATATATACCGGTATTAAAGCCAGTACTTATGCAGGCTTTAACGGAAATCAAACAACTGCGCCGAAAAAACAGCCAGCTCGGCGGGAAAGTGGCTCGGTATCGGAGAGAAAAGGAAGAACTTGAAGATGCCTTGGCGATGTACCAATGACGACGTGGAATGAACTGCCGGCACACCTTGTAAGTAAAATACGTTCGGACAGCGTAACGGCGCCGGCGAATTTACCCGGGGCTGTACCTGTGCTGAAATATGGTAATGCAATAACTGAGGTTGACGGGATTCGCTTTGATAGCAGGAAAGAAGCAAAATATTATGAGGACCTACTTTGGCAGCAGCGTACCGGTGCAGTAAAAAGCATTGAATTACAGCCTGAATTCGTTTTACAGCCCGGCTACGAGGTCGCAGGCAAAAAGATAAGGCCGATTATTTACAAGGCTGATTTCAAAGTTACGGAAGCCAGCGGCCACGTTTATTATGTTGACACCAAGGGCATGAGGACACAGGTGTATATGATCAAAAAGAAAATGCTGCTTTATAAGTACCCAGACATTGATTTCAGGGAAGAATAGGAGATGATACTGATTGACTGAAGCTGAACTGCAAAAGCGTATTGCCTATCAATTTGGTTTGATCAATGGCAACATAGTCTTGCCTAATATACTGTTGACCGTTGGTAGGGTTGGTCACTATGAAGCAGATTTGCTTTATATAACGCCTAAAAGATATTGCACAGAAGTAGAAATTAAAATCAGTATGGCCGATTTTAAGGCCGATTTTAAAAAGAAAATCTACCACAATAGCGACATAGTAAGAAATTTTTACTACGCTTTCCCGCATGAGCTGTACCAAGAAAACAGCACAGAGATTAACCAAATATTATTGGATTCTGATGCTGGAATAATGGCTGTCAGGGATTTTCAAGGGAGATGTGCAAGAATACTGCGCGACCCAAAAACCAGGCAGAATATAAAGCCGATAACAGAACAAAAACTATACGAACTGCTGCGGATAGGATGTATGAAGTGGTATACGGCAAATAGAATGTAAAGGCGGTGGAGTAGATGAAAGAATACAAAGCTCGTCAAATCAAAAGGGCGTTCAAAATTTATAAAAAACATGGTTATGATTATGCTTATCGATGGAATGTATATTGCCGAACGGAAGAATACAGATCAAAACGTGGAGCGAAAGTGAAGTGGCTGTCTCAACTAATGGAGCAACTTTAACGTCAACAAGGGAGAAATAAATTATGAAAAAGGCTGAAATCAAGTACGTAGGCTGGTGCCATGAGTGCAAATGCATGGGAAGTTTTATTTGTGGTAACTGTAAGCCTAATGAGAAATACAGTTTTGCTAGACCTTCTGAATTTATGCCTAAGGACAAAAAACGTTGGGTAAGAATGGAGGAATAAAAAATGAAATACTTAGACTATTGTTATTTATGCATTAATAACAGAAAGGACAGTGAGTTGAGCGAAAACCCAGAATGTAGTAACTGTATTCAGCTTACTGTTATGTCTATGCCAACTAAGTTTAAATCGCGTAGGATTACTTGGTCTGACAGAACGGAGCTAGAAAAATATGATAGCAATTAAAGAAATGGATATGCCTGAGAATTGCTTAAAGTGTCCTTTTATAGATGAAAGTGGGCAGTATTGTCAAGTTGATGGCAAAGCATTAGTGCCTAATATTCTTTGTATAGATATCGAGGGCGTACGAGAGAATTTTAAGGTTTTAGAAAGCTGTAGGCATACAGATTGCCCATTAATTGAGATAAAGGAGTGTAAAGAACAATGAAAAAACATGAACTTTGCGGCATTTATTTCAGAGTAGAGAGGGATTATAGGCATGAAGATATCTGCTTTACCGACATGACGGAAGAAGAACAGAAAGAAATACTTGATATTTTATCGTTTGAAGCTACTCAAAAACTGTGCCTGCGGTTAGCGCAAGTTGTCAGAAATTTAGGCGATATGTTTGATATTAGTGCTGAGAAAGGTGAAGAAAAATGACTAAATTAAAACCTTGTCCGTTCTGCGGTAGCAAAGCTAAGATGGAAAGAACGCCAATTAATCCTTATTATTATGTGATCTGTACAAATCTAGAATGTGACGCAACTGTTGGGAGATTTCAGCCAACAGAAGAAGAAGCTGCAGCAGCATGGAACAGACGGGACGGTGAATAAAAATGGAAGAAGAACAATGCCCTTGTGATGATTGTGACGCTACCTGTGATTGCTGGGACAGTGAATACTGCTGTACATATTGTCGTTGGCAGTATGGAGACATTGAACCTGACTGTGAGAATTGTGACCCGATGGATATTTGAGAGGACGGTGAATAGATTATGCGATTAATAAATAAGGACGCTTTAAGCATGGAACTA